GCTTCGGATATGCCTAATGCTAAGGTAGATCGGATGGCTCCTAATATGCCACCTGATTTATTTGAAGTGATCCATGAGATTGATGCCATGTTTGCTGAAGTATCAGGTATCAGTAATGTGCTTGAAGGCAAAGGCGAAGTCGGAGTTCGGTCAGCAGGTCATGCTAGTCAATTGGCTAGATTGGGTAGTTCCCGCGCTAAGAAGCGGGCTTTGATTGTGGAGGATTCTCTTGAAAAAGTGGCAACCCTATACCTTAAACTCATCCAAGCCTACGATCCGACTCATTTTCATGATGTTAACAATCAACCGTTTATTGCCAACCAATTCACTAAGGATTTTGTGGTTAAAGTTGATGCTCACTCTAATTCGCCCATTTTTACAGAGGACTTAAAAGACCTAGCCTTTAGCCTCTTTAAAGCCGAAGCAATTGATCGTGAAGATTTGCTTGACTTACTAGAACCACCAATGAAACAATTACTTAAAGATAAGTTAAAGAAGCGAGAAGAAAAGAACGAAGCCATGCAAGCTATGGCTCCCCCGCCACCTCCACCAAAAGGATAAAGCATGAACAACCCTAGTCAAAAAGATAATGAACTTCCCAAGGCGCTATTTGGAGCCACAGTAACTAAAAATGAAATGCGTAATATGCAAAAAGAACCAGACCGAGATGATCCTAAAACCATTTATCGTAATATGGGCGCTTCAGTGACTAAAAATGAAATGCGTAACATGCGTAAAGGAAAAAGATAATCATGCCTTCCAATACTGTTCCAATGACGCAATCAACTGCTGACCAGCCTAGAGTAACCACTGAGTCTTTAGATCGTGGTCAACAACCTGCAAGTGTGCAATATCGCAATCAAGCAACCCCTAGTTATGATCGCAGCATGAAAACCCGTGCTGCCCCTAGATCTGTTCGTAGTTAACTAAAAGGAGTCCAAAATGTACGGTAAAACTCGTAAAGCTCGTAAATCACGCAGATAGTTTTCTCCTTCACGGGAAAGTTCCTTGGGGGGGTGGAAATAAAATAAATCCCCCTACTTGACAATTGATAGTTTTAGTTTAGGCTATGCAATAACTTAATAGGAAATGTCTATGGGCGTGCCTTCCGAAGAATTAATGAATATGATTAAGAGTCAGCGTGATAGCGCTACTCCTAATGGAATACCTGATGTGCCAACAGGCTCAGGCGAAATGGGGATTTCAGATCCTAATAGCCCACCAATGGCTGCTCCAATGTCGACTCCAGAACCAAAGATGGGCAATCGTGAAGCAGCCCTGATTAATGTATCAATGGCAATGGACTTGTTAGAGCAATCTTTACCTGCAATCGGTAGTGAATCAGCCGAAGGCAAGCAAATTTTGTCGGCTATTCGTAGCATGATCGGTGTACTAGGCGTTAAAAAAGCGAGTACGGCTGAACTGCAACCTGCTGAGATATTGCAGATGTTACAAAGTTTACCTCAAGCTGGCGGTGCTTCTCCTGAAGCAAAAGCAATGATGTCAGCACCAGCAATACCTGGTATGGCTCCAGAAGGACCTGCACCAGCCTTGCCAATGCCTCCACCGACAGGTGGCGGTGCAGTACCCCCTGGCGCTCCTGTTCCACCACCATTACCACCCCCCATGTAAAGGAAAATAATATGGATCTGTTTAAACCCCGTGGCGCTTCTGCTCCTCGCAACCCAACCGACAACAACCAAAAAAATGGTCAAATTATCAATACTCCTCGTTACTCAGAGTTTGGTGGTTTAACTGCTTCAAACAAAGCTGGCTCTAAAAACATGATGACGATGAGCAAGCCTGGCGATACTAAAAAAGTCATTTAACGAATTAGGGGATAAAAATGTCTTTAGAAGATCTAAGTTTTGAACAGCGTGACGAATTAGCTTTGCTAATGAAGGATATGGCTGAGAATCCTGCCACTCGCAAGGAAGTATTGCGTTTGACTAAGAAACTTCGCCCTAATATGCCAATTCCTGAACTGGAAATTGAAGATTACACTGAAAAGAAAATCAACAATGCCGAAGAACGGGTAGCGCAGTTAGAAGCTAAGTTGCGTGAAAAAGATGCTATTGGTGAGCTTAGAATGCGTAGAGATAACTTGTACAAGAAGGGCTTAGCCCATTCTGAAGAAGATATACAAGAAATCGAAAAGCTGATGCTCAGCAAAGGAATGACCAATCACGAAACCGCAGCAGAGTATTTTGATTGGATGAAACAAGCTGCCGTGCCAACACCATCAGGCTACAATCCAAACCCATTGAAAGGTTTTGACCTTTCTAAGTTTTGGAAAGATCCAAAAGGTGCAGCACGCAATGTGGCAGCAGAAGCATTAGGTGAGTTGCGTAAAAACACTCGCCCAATAGGGTATTAGTAGTAGAGGGGATATTTTAATTTTTGTTTGGAGATAAACCATGCCTATAGGTGGCGGAATTCTTCCAGCGTCAGGTTCATCGCAATACAATGAGTTGACTTATGTTACTCGTAGAGCGTTTATCCCCAAGCTGGTAGTACAACTTTATAACAGCACACCCCTGATGGCTGCGTTGATTGCTAACAGTCAACAAGCCTCTGGTGGTGTATCCCAAGTAACCGTTCCAGTTCAAGGCGCACAGTTTGTTAATGCCCAATGGTCTGACTATTCTGGTTCGTTTAACCAGCCGTCAGTTCAGCAAGGTGCTTACAATGCTGAGTTCAACCTTAAACTGATGATTGCTCCAGTACCGTTCCTCGGAATGGAAGGTGCAGTTCAGCAAGACTATGCCATTATTCCTCTCATTGAAGCACGCATGAATGATGCGACCAATGTGATGATGGATGCCATGGCTACTGCCCTGTATACCAATACTACGAACACTCAACAGTTTATTGGTTTGCCTGGTGCAATTGATGACGGTACTAACATGGTTACCTACGGTAACATCAATCGGACTACCTATACTTGGTGGAAATCGAAGGTGTATAACGCAGGTTCTGTGAACCCAACTCGTCAAAACATTCTCCAGTACATTTCAGGTACTGTAAAGAATGGCGCTGAAGTTCCTACTTTTGGCGTATGCGGATTTGGTACATGGACACTTTTAGCCCAAGATTATGTGGGTCAAGAGCAATATGTTATTACCCCAGGTAACGGTTTCGATTCAGATGCTAACGGTCCTTCAGCAGCTTTCCGTGCTTTGATGGTCGCTGGCGTTCCTGTTTATCCAGATCCTTACTGTCCAGAAGGTACGGTTTATTTCATTAACTCGAATTACTTGAGTCTTTACATTCACGATCAAGGTTCATTCGTATTTACTGGCTTTGAATCGACTCTCCCTAATTGGCAGATTGGTTATGTTGGCGCTGTCTTGATGATTGCCGAATTGGTAAGCGTTAAGCCGAAGTCAATGACCAGGGTATCTGGCTACAACTCTATTTCATTATAAGGAGAACTAGTCATGGCACTCGGTCTAAATAAGATTTTAGTAACAGGCACTTATGCAAATACTGCTGCTGCATACTACCAATCAGTTTCTAACATTACCGTCACTACGGCTGGTAATGTGGTTCCTGCTGGTACTTACATGGCATTTGCAACCGCCAATGTGGTAATTCAAGCAGTATCGAATTACAACGCTACTTCTAATGTGGCTACATTCTCGAATGTATACCCCATTAACTCTGGTGGCGTTATCATTTCTGACGGTATTAATGTGCAATTTTTGGCAACTACCAATACTTCAGTGCAATTAATTACTGTCAATGGCGGTCAAGCGGTATCTAGTACCTACACTAGTTAAGGGGAAAAATAATGGCTAACCCCAACTCGGTAGGCGAGCTACGGCTTGATAGTTTTGGTAATGTCCGCATTGCTTTTGCTGAAGCCGTGTCATTAGCTTCGACAGGTAATACGGTAGCTAATTTGTCATTTGCAACGGGTGGTCTAACCAACGGTGGAGCAGTTTCTAATTCGGGTTCAGTGATTGTAAGAAAAATTACGATTACTAGCCCAGTTGGATCAGTTGCCACAGGAGTAGTCGGCATTTACACCAGCGCTGATGGTAACGCTGCTAATTTGATTACTGCTAATACCACTTTAACCATTTTGGCAGCAGCAGGTCGTTATCTTGATGTTCCGATTACTGGCGCTTATGGCGCTAATACCGCAATCTCTGGATCTACGACTTCAGCATTATTTGTTAAAGTTAATACTGCTTCAGGCAATGCAAACACCGTCAACATTAGTGTTTATGGTGATGTCATCAGCTTCTAATGTCTAATATATTTGTAACCAACCATTCCGACAAACCATTAAAAGATGGCTTTGCTGGAGTGGTTTATGATTTTTTACCTGGCACAACAGTTGAAGTTCCGATTGAAACTGCCAAGCATATTTTTGGTTACGAAGAACAAAACAAAGAAGTGTATCTGGCAAGGTTAGGGTGGATAAAAACTTTCAATGATTTAGATACAGGTTTTGAAATCTTGTCTAAATGGGAGTTATCCACACAACCTCCAAAAAAGAACCAATCGTTATCCCCGTTGGTGGAAAGAGTACCTCTCCCTTCTTCAAAGAGGGGCGGGGGAAAAGTCCTACAGGCTGTAGCATGAACTATGGATACTAAACTATGGCTACGCTTAATTCCTACATTACTGAAGTGCAGAGATTACTGCATGATGCAAACGCTAACTTTTACAGCACCGCACAGTTAACCGATTACATTAACTCTGCACGGGAGCGAGTTGTCCGTGATACAGGGTGTCTTAGAACCATTCAAGTAACTCAAGTTCCTTGCGCTGTACCTGACACAAACACCATTAATAGTGCAACACCTGCTAATCCGACTCCTTGGGTAGCCGATACGGTGGTTGTCATTAATACTTTTGTATTTAGTAATATCTATATATATCAATACATTACAGGCGGAACTTCAGCTTCTACTTCACCTCCTTATCCTGCTAGTGGCTACAATTACCCACCAAGCACAGCCTTTGCTGATGGCACAGCTACTTTGCAATATGTTGGCAACACCGAGAATATTTTTTATGAGGCTTTGCCAGAGGGTTTAACTACCCTAGATATTGTCAACATTAATCTGTATTGGGGCAACTCTCGTATTCCAATGGATTACATGGCTTGGTCTAACTTTAATTCTAGTTTGCGGATTTGGCAAAATAATGTCAGCCGACCTATTGTTTTTAGTATCTATGGACAAGGCAATATCTATGTCGGTCCTGCTCCAGATCAAGTTTATACAATTGAACTAGATACGGTTATTTTACCAACGGCTTTAG